TTATTTTAAAAAATCGACTTTATATATAAAACCCTGCTCACGTCAAAAAACGAGAGAGAAAGGGGTCATTTGCGGAAAAATTGTGAAACAAGCCACATCATGCATGCATGTGATCCAGGAGTATGCATGCAAGTACACACGCACACATGCAAGCATGTAAACAAATAGCATGCATGCAAATACATGCTTGCATGTTTTGCTATACATACATGCATGTACTCATTACAGTATGCACGCATGTATATGTATGTTTGCATGCATGTTGTGTAATGCATGTACACAATACGATTATACGTAATGCATGCATGTAATTATACGATTATACATATAATATACGTAATATAGTATAACATAATATGCATGCATGTATATGCAATACGAAATATCGTATTATTTGAATTTACATATGAATACCTGTTCATATGTGCAAGTGAGCATATAATCTCTATTTTTAGCATTTTCTCATATATCGCACATGAAACACTTAAAACTGTTATACATTGCATATAACGCTATTTTTAGCGCATTCTAGCGTGTTTTCTATATAAAATGAATTATGTATCATCTCATTAATAACACGCTGTAAAACGCTTAAAAACACGCTAAAATCACATGCGCATTTTTTTGCGCTTTCATAAAAATTTTCTGAAAATTTTCAGTGCTATTTGTACTCATTGTACACCTTGTGCATTCCCACATGTTTTAAAGCATTTTTATGTGTTGACAGCATACCCCCATGCTATTATATAGACGTGCTGAGGCATCACGCACAGCACACACGTATCATTGTTCTTTCTAAAACTGAATCGCTGAATAAATAGAGCGCACATAACAGACGCTATACAGCGTCTGCAATCGCACGACACAGCGCACGCTATAAAGCACACTATACAGTGTGCATGCATGCGAAAGTGAATTGTGCATACCTCTCTATATAATAAAACGCTGTGTGTATTATGTGTCTTGTACATGCACATAAAATCGTGACATGCGCACAGCGTATCGCATATGTACACAGCACATTAATATGACGCCGTCATGCAGTGCAAGACGTTATATCATGCGCATGCGCTAGCACAGTAACACGCTATCATGCGACACGTTGAACATGAGATAGACACGTCATATTAATATGTAACTGATACATACATACATGCTGTATGCGTTCAATATGTATTGAGTGCATACAGCATGCATGTATGCATGCTAGAAAAGCGCAAAAGCGCAAAGGAGAAAAAACATGAGCAAAAGCACAAAAACAACAAAAGCAACAAAAAGCACAAACAACACAGAAAGCACAAAAGTAACAAAGGAAACAAAAAATGCAAAGAACGCAAAAAGCGCAAAGGAGACGAAAAGCATGAAAAACACAAAGGAAACAAAAAACACTGCCGAGAATGTTTCACGTGAAACAAAGGCGCAGGAACGCCAGGAACGTATTGCACGCCTGACGGCAACACTTGAAAGTGACCTGAACAACCTGGCTCTTGAATTCCGGATTAATTCGGAAGGATTCTACATGACAAAAATTGCCGGATGTTCTGTTAAGTGCCAGATGAATAAAAAGGCAGGCACTTACAAGGTTCTGGGAAATGAGCGCCTGGTCAAGGCTCTGGAACTCAAGGAAGAGGAGTATGAATTCCACAAGGGTTGGAACATGCCGTATCTGGTTAAACTGAACCTCGCGGACATGGTCGCCCGTGCTCCGAAGGCAGAAAAGGCGGAGTAACAAAAAGCACCTACTGGGTGCTTTTTTCACTGCCTGAATTATCAGACAGTGAAAAAAGTTTCCAGTGTTTGAATGAAAGGAGAAAAATCAACATGGAAGAAAAACTGCTCAAGGACGTCAAACCAGGAGAATGGTTTACCTTAAAACGTCCTGCCGATGAGAATTATGTACCTGATAACCTGGTATGGGTACGTGACGCTTATGACCACTCCGAGCGGAAGTATGAGTGCTACAAATGGTCAGACATGAATCACTGGTCACTCAAAAAAGGTACGTGCAAAGTCTGGGTAGGATTTACATTCTAACCAATTTGATATCAGCCAATACCTCATAATCTACACTGTTCGATTGTGGGGTATAAGGTGCTATCAAATAGCACAGGCAAAAAGCCAAAAGGAGAAAACATGAGACCAAAATCTATTAAGGAACTTTACGACATGCATCTGATTCCTGATACCCAGATGGTAGAATTATGGGGTTGGGAAATCTGCTGGGATGAAACTGACGGAACGGAATTTGAGGATTGCGCTACGCTAATAACGGCAAAATGGAAAGATGTAGCAACCGATTCTACTTTCTCCAGCATGTTTATTGCCGAAGACGGAATCACCACAGATAAGCACAGTGAACTTATCCAAATTGAAGTATTCTAGGACATCTACACTGTTCGATGACAGCCCATATTCCATGAATACGCTCATGGAATATCAGATGCTATCGAGCATCATGGACAAATGGCAAATAGCCGGAAAGGAGAATAACATGTCCAAAACAAATAAGTATGGCAAGACCAACAAAGAAGTCAAGGAATCTCGGAAACGTCCAGTAGACCGCTATTGGGAAAAATTCTGTGAACAGGAACTCGAGGAAGCGGAATTCTTTCTCTCTCCGAACATCCTGAATCATCTCAGAAAGGAAGCCTAACAATGAGTAAACTTGAGGAATTCTGCGCCGACCTACTTCGATATGGATTCATTATACATGATTCCGAAGGTGAAGAGGTTGATTGGCTGAATGAGGATATCGTGCATTATACCAGATATCAAATCATCATCATTGGAAAGGAGAGGTATCATCTGAGAAAAATGGACGGAAAAGTCGTCGAGGTTGAATGTGATATCACCCACGAGAAGATGATGGAAAACAGTAAGTACCGTACTTACATAGAGGATAAAATCCGTGAAAACTATGGAGAGGAGAAATTAATGAAATGGAAGAAAAGTATCTGACTTTTGAGGAATGTCTTGCAAGAGTACTATGTATCTCAGTGGAAGAGGTGTGCAATCTCAACGAGGAAGAGATTGATGCAGAAATCATCCTCGAAGCCGAAAACATGTGGAATAACCAATACGACACGATTTGGTAACATCTACACTGTTCAATGACAACCCACTGCCTGTATCTTGACAGATGCGGGCAGTCAGATGCCATTGAGCATCATTCCATAAATCGAAAGGAGAAAATAGATATGGAAGATAAGAAAAGAGAAAACAAAGTGGAAGTGGTACAAAATCTGGAAACCCTGCTGAAAAGCACCAGAGAATTCAGTGACATTGACCATCTGTCGTATGTAGAAATGGACAGAGGAGAATTTGTATTGGTGTACTTCAAAAACAGGACGTATTCTGACCCGGATTATACCATTGAAGTAACATGGGATAGTGGAATCGCTATCGTAATGGATGTGCTAAGAAAAATCTATTGATGACAGCCAATAGCCAATGAATAATCGTTGGCTATAAGGTGTTATCAATACACCTAGAAAAGAGGCCTAAATGAGGCAAATTGAAACACGCCATTGGCGCAGAATCACAAAGGCGAAAGCCAAAAAACTCTATGAGGAAGGGACGACCATTCTGTTAGTTCCTCACAAAGTACTTCCAGAAAATACTTGGGGTATTGGGTCAGAATTAATAGGATATAATTCGCTGGATTTTGAAACAGTCCTGAATACTTTCTGCTGGTATCATTGTCAGCATAACGAACTTGGAAAATATCCAGCATTCTATGAAAGGAAGTGCGATTAATGACCATCATCTACACTGTTGGAAAAGTTATACGTACTGCTCTCCTGCTGATTATAGCGGTACTTATTCTGCTGGTAACATTATTTATGGCTGTTCTTCAACAGTCCTACAGAATGACACCACCAACCGATGAGGAACTGCAGGACAATCCTGCTTTGATTATCTATAGAGGAGAATAATTATGGCAAGTTATATGAAAAGATTTGGACGATACATTGTAGAAACCGATTATGGCAGTAAATGGTTTAAGGACCTTTCTAAAGCAAAGGAGCATTTTGAACTGTGCAAGGAAGACTGCGAGGATTTAGACTCAGTGGAACTCAGAGATTTGAAAACAGGAGAAATTCTGGATGTCTATATTGCTCCAGAATACAAAGGAGAATAAATAATGGAATTTGAACATACATATGATACCTGCCGTTGGTGCAGTAACTTCAGAAACGGACATTGTGAGATGTGTCCAATGTACGCAGAACCAGAATCTGTGGAAATGAACATGAATACCATAATCGAAGATGGAGAAGTATCTGACTTGTTGTCTGAGACAATGCCGCATCATATTAATAATCTGATTGAAAAGTTAGTGCCTGACCTTCCTACAAAGTGGAAGAAGGCTATCAGTCAAGCATTGATGGATTCTAATAATTCAGACTATTGGGATATGGCAGATTCTATTGAATCGTGGCTGATGCGTATTGCAAGACAACTGGACAATTCCGCTGATTCTACTGTTTATATCAGTGACCCGGAAGAATTCAGATGTAAGTATTTCCGCTAATCTACACTGTTCATTATTCTGCCTGTGCTGATATATGTACAGGCAGAATAATTGTTTAATAGGAATAAACATTTTTATTGTTTCAATAATTAATGTGTTATATAATGATTATATAATCATTCAATATGCAAGCGAAAAGCAGAAAGGAGAAAGCATATGGTAAGATATAAAAATTTGGAATACGAGTATCGCAGGTATCTCAACGTAGCAACCACAGAATTGCATGAGGTATACAAATCTGGATGCAGTACTGAAAAGCACAGAGCATTGGCAAACTGCAAAGCATGGTGTGCGCACGACAATGGAGAAAGATTTCGTATCGTATCTCATAATGGGTGGGCATTCACAGCAGGCTGGACATACACAGATGCAGAAACTGGCAAAAAGATGTTCCGCTATGAAACATACCGTAACAGTTATATTTGGGAAATTCCTGAAAAGAAAGGAGAATAAATATGTTGGCTGATTACATTCACGATTACGTGGACGCTTATCTGAAACAGGACAAGCGTGAAATGCGTCAGATTGAAGGAACACTTGTTCGTCTTGGTATGGACAGAGCAACACTGATTTATCTCGTTAAAGCCGAATTGGCAGAAAGAAAAAAGGAGGAGAGATAAGATGTCACTTAATTGGTATTGGAAAGATTGTTGTGGAGAGGCTGTCTTTGAAAGAACACTTTGGAATCCACTTGAAGGAAAAGATGAAACAAATCGCATAACCACAAAACTGTATCAGGGTAATGCGTGGCTCATCTTCATCTATGAGTGGAAAGAAGGCGATAAGGACATGTACAATGTATGGTCATTTATCGCTGACAAGGAGCATATGAGAAACTGCTTAGGTCTTTCTAAACAGAGTAAAGGAGATAATATCTTCAACCGAGGTGATTGCAGACTTGTAAGTATCTCATTGGACAAGAATCGTAATTCTTACGTAAAACAGATTGTGGATAATCTTGTTCAGGCATTTGATGAACTGTATATCAAAATTTATACCAGCGAAAAGGAGAACTCGAAATGAGAAATGACCGAAAAGAAAAGTTTATTCCAGCATATATGTGGATGTTTGGAGTTAGCAAAAAACAGGCTAACATTATTTGGAAAGCCGTAAAAACACGCACTAAATATGTGGATGCAATTATCACAACGTGGGAAGATAACGCTAGAAAGGAATTTTACAATGACTGAAAATAAAAAATATGAGGAATATCCCGAGTTTATCAGACCTTCACTGTTTAGAAATACCTTGATTAAAAATGTGGCAATGAATACATACGACCCAGCAATGAATCCTGAGGATTTAATTTACGCAACACTTAAAGCAAAACGCCTTGTGGATGAACTGTTCGATTTAATGACTGATATTCCAAACTCTGTTGAGGACTATGATGCAATAACAAAGCACATTACCAAACTTATTAAGGACATCGCAAAAACAATGGAAGGAGAATAATTATGGTAATCACATTCAAGACAAAGCGAGACATTAATGGAAACACCTATTATCTCGTACTGAGTACAGATAATAAGGCATTCCGTAGAGACTATAATATGAGGACTTCTTCAGATGTGGAGATTCAGATTGGAAAGCGTGATATGAATAAGTTGGAAAAACAGCTTATCGCCAATAACTTTAAAAAACAGTGGTAAGAAAGAGAGGAAGAAAAATTATGGCAGTTAGAACAAACAGTAAGGAAGCAAAACTTGGAATTCGTGAATATATCAGACAGTGCTACCCAGATGATTGGGATGATGGATACGATACAGAATTTCCTGTGATGGCACATCGTATCATGGAAAGATTCAATAACTGGTGTACAGGTCGCAGACCTACATATAACATGTTGGAATACTTTGAAGAATACTGCATGGAATGTCCGGATACAAATATTGGAGATTTCTATCTCAGAACATATGATAATGCCATTGATATCGTTGGCGAGATTCTTGGAGAAACTGAAGAGGAAAGAAATAAATATCCTCTGGAGAAGGCAGAACATCTTCTGACTTCTCTCATGTACCGCGAACTGCTGAAAGGAGTAAAAGAATATGGGAGCAATCATTAAGGAATTTTATCTGAATCCGGCACAGTTTAACAAATGGGCACACCAGAATCAAATTGAATACACCGAGCATTATGTTGAAGGAGTATTACTTGATAGTTTCGTGGTATTTACAAAACACGGAATGGCGGCAATCTATGAACACTATCGCAGTCCATGGGTAAGTGACTATCGGGTAGAGTTTCAGCGTGAAGGTAAATTAGAAGAAGGTAGAGATTATGTAGCACTCTGGCATAATTGGTACAAATTTGAAGATGAACAGTGAGGTGATGGTATTGGATAAAGAAACAGTTATTAATGCAATTAGATGGTCAGAAGGAATGACTAAAGATGAGGCAGAATATTTATATTCGGTAACAAGTGAACGTTACCATAAAAGAATCGCAGAATTGTATGAAGAGGCAAAAGCAAGATATTGGATAGTAAGAGATATTTATCACCCAATTTATAATCCGATATCCGCAAGAGAACGTAATAGAAATAAAATCCAACTAACAATCATCTTTATGGAATTACTCTTAGCATATTAACAAGGAGACAGCATGCGCAGGATATAGTCTTGTGCATGCTGTCTTTTTTTTGTGCTTTTTACGCTTAAAATAAGCGCATTACAGCGTGTTTTAACTTAACTTGAATAAGATATCAGAAAAGCGTTTCATGCGTTACAGCACGTTTAAAACGTCTTATATCGATATCGTTTATACGCATTCTAAGCACGTTTAAACGCTTGAAACGTGAAAGACGTATCACTATACACGATTACACTAAAACGTCATATAACACGCTTAAACAACGTCTCACAGCGTGGTTTAATATAGCATACTGCTGAATCAGCGAAATAAAAATGGACAGTATATTGTACTGTCCAAATTGCTATCTGCTACGTCTCCTACGTCCACTAGACCTAGTTCTCGTAGCCCGTCTGCGGTAAGTCACCCTCTGCTTGGATGCCATCGATATATCCTCCTATATTGTTTACACTACGGTCGGTGGACTCTTGTTCTATAGTATATTCTTCCACTGGCAGGCTGATATACCAAAGGAATCCAATTATAGTACAAATCTCCAAACCAACCATAATACAAAAGGCAATAAACCATCTTTTAGCACTGGCTTTTAATTCGTGGAGTATCTCCGTTGCCAAACTCATATTATCCATTAAAATAATCTCCTCTTTGTCGTTACAGCCACTTTTTTCTCACAAACTGGGCCGTATCCAATTTTTCTTGCAAGTGGATTTTTTAATTTTTTACCGCATCGTAAACAATACTTATATTCCTTAGTAGCGGATTCGATTTCCCATCCGATAATTTCCGAATTGATTTTGTCGTTCCTGACGTTCTTTTTGTCTGACCGCATCATGCTTATTTTTCCATTCTTTATAATCGTCACATTTTCCGTGACAGCCAACACTTCTACGTTCACAATCTTTACAAGGACATTTCATAATTTTACTCCTCACAGCACATTCACTAACAAATAATCGATTGCGGCAGATTCAGCGATGTTGCCTAACTTTATATCAACCTCAATTTGCTGAATTAATTGTAACATATAAACTAAGTCTCCAATGCTATAAACATTACATCTTTGCCTTGCACATTTAATTTGAAACGATGTTAGACCTGTTGCTTTTACTAAATCATTACCGTGATATGACTGTACTTGTAACACCTGCTTAGCGTTATTATATAGAACCGTCAATATAGCAAGAGCAGATTCTCCTATACGTTTACAATTATCAAGAGCCGAGTATGCAGAATTCACATGATGTAATAATACCTCATCTACAAAGTTGAAAATAGCATCATAAGGTGGTTGATATATAAGTTTTTCTTCCAGTAACACTTTGAAACAATCATCAGCAGATATATTGGACATCGTATTCCAACTCATGAGTTGTTTTATCTTGTCAATCTCTAACAGTATTCTGCCGTAATTTCCTTCACAGACTTCAATTAATTTATCCGTGTTGCTATCTGACAGCGCAATTTCTTTATGCACGTGTCGCTTCAATACAGCGTGTTCTAGCGTACAAAACTCTATGAATGAGTCTTTATACGTCTTATAGATTTTCGTGCGCTTATCAACGCTAGAAAGCACTAATATGACGACATTCTCAGCAATGACAGACTTCAGTGTATCAATAAGTTCAGGTTTCTTAATTATCTCAGTATCATCCCGCAAAACGTACACAGAATTTTGCGACACAATGGAACGTCTGCTCAACTGCGTGAATAACGTTTTGGCATCATCTACACTGTTCAATCTGCCATTAAACCGCTTCGCAATCTGTTGAATATACAGACGTTGAAGATACCACTCTTCTCCTGTGAAGATATAAAACTGGTCTAACTTACCGGTTTGAATCTGACTTTTTAATTCCGCTACATCCATGCTCGTCTAATCTCCAAAATCCAACTGTCTATAAGAAACTGTCGATTGATTCCTGATAACCTTAACTGCTGAATGTACTTACTTGCGATAATACCACCACGACTATACTTAATCAGTAATTCCCTATCATCAAGATGCTGACAAGAACGGTCTAGGCACAGTCTACTAAATACTCGGAGAAACAACGCAATATCCCACTTACCATCACCATCTTTAGTAGAAAGTCTGCTGGCAATTTTAAATGCATTTGCTCCGCTTGCTTTCTCAATACTATCAAGCACAGAGGTAACAAACGCTTCAAACTCCGCAACATCATATGTCAACAACACATTCACATCACCTGGAGTTTCTGCTATGCGTTCGATAAATCGTACACGACTTTCCTCTGTATTAGGCTCAATCTTCGTATCGATATACTGTTTAATTTCATCTGGTGTGTATACAGTCATGCGATACAACTGCGCCCGACTTCTTATCGTGTTTGATAGATTTGCCGGGTCTGTTACTGTCATAATAAAGTAATTATTATTAGGGCATTCTTCAATAACCTTCAATAAGGCATTCTTACTATTAATTGACATGTCATCAGCATCTGGCATGATAAATATTTTTGAATTAACCTTATATACAAGTTCTATCATCTTTCTGACAGAATCAACCTTATTGTTCTCTAAATAAATAGCGTCCTTGAACATATCGGCAAGTAATGTTTTCTTACCGCTACCGACAGCACCTGCTAACAGGATGAAATGTGGAAGTTTATTAGCGTCTATCTGCTCCTGCAGTTTAATCTTCAATAATCTCTGACCAATCATTCTGTCTCTCCCGCAATCTCTAACAAGAGCATCGCCTCAACATCAGCCTTAACTGTGGCTGAATATTTGATATTCGCATCTAACTTAACCAGCATGTTAAGAAGATGTAACACCGTTAGATAATCGTCCTCATTAATCTGTCGAAGTTTTTGCACATTATCTTCTGTAAATGGAATATCAATATACTTCTCATTACACCCAAGCAGATACTTGTTAATGTTTAGGGCAAACTGAGAGTACATCTTCACAAACTGTTTTAAGTCAGTTCCACGATTATAAATATTTTCAATCAGTTCTATCGCTTCATTTGAACGCTTTTCAAGCACTGAAAACGTCAAGACGAACATCTCATCATAGCGTACTGTTGACAATGCTCTAACAGCGTTTTCTAGCGTCAAATCAGCGTCATACGACAAGCATTTATCAAGTAATGTAATCGCATCTCGCATACCACCGTCTGCAATCTTCGCTATGTATTGAACCGCATCTAATTTCGCATCGGTACAACTTATCTTTAATTCCTCAGAACAAATAAATAACAAGCGTTCAACAATACCCTGTTGACTGATTCTCTGAAAATCATACCGCTGTACTCGACTAAGAATTGTCTTTGGAATTTTCTGTGGGTCTGTGGTGCAGAATATAAAGATTGACTTTGCAGGTGGTTCTTCGATGATTTTTAACATTGCCTGCCACGCACTGTTAGACAATGCGTGGCACTCATCGATGATAAAGATTTTAAACTCACTATCCAAACTCTGTGTCTTAGACTGCTGGATAATATTACGAACATCATCAACACCGTTATTACTTGCGGCATCAAGTTCAATAGGGTTTCCTAAACCTTTATTAATATCATTTGCGAAAATTCTAGCACACGTTGTTTTACCACACCCAGCAGGACCACAGAACAGATATGCATGCTTGAATGTTTTTGTATTCAACTGCTGAGTGAGTATCGTTTTAATGGCTGACTGCTCTGTAACATCTTCCCACGTTGATGGTCTGTATTTAATTGCTAATGAAACTGACATTGCTACTCCTCGCACTCTGTTAGAAAATATACATCCATAACGTATTCATCTTCTAAATCACCGCCGTCATTGTCATATACTTCTCTTGCCTGTTCTTCATCTTCAGCGACAACGGAATACAGACGAACAACCTCAATTCTATACAGATTCTTCGGCATTAGTGATTCCTCTGCTTTCTGCCCAGATAATACCGTGCATACTTGCACGATGTTCCGTAACGAGTTTTTCCAACTTCTTCAAACGTATCAATATTATAGCCACGCTGTCTTAGTTCATAGATACGTGCCGCAAGTCTTGTGCAACCGTACTGCTTAAATGCTTCCATAGAAGTGATTTCGCCGTTTTCTTTAAGATGTTCCAAAATAGCATTAATCTGTGTGTTAGCGTTCATAATTATCTCCTCTCAAATATTCATTTAACCGCTTAAACAGTTTCTCATCAATTAAGTAATAATTCGTACCATCACCAAAATCTAATACAACTGCTGAGTACGGACGATTCATCGCAAACGCTTCCTCAGCATTCTTATCAATCCACTCTTTCTTAACAGTCATAGAGTTAGATGGTGAAGTTTTGGTCTTACACTCTAGTAAGAACAACTCAGTAACAACATCACCCTTAGAGAAGGGAGTAGCACCGCTGTTAGCAGTTTTTTTACCCTTAACAGCAGTGGCTACTTTCTTCTCCTGTCGATTGCTGTAGAATCTTGTGGGTTTATTCATTTAATACCCTTAAACGCAGACATAAACTCAGTCTTAGCATCTTTACGACCCTGACGATAACCTTCATCATAGGCATTCTTAACTCTGCGCAGAATCTCATTAGCCAAATCTTCAACTGTCATTGAATCAGCAGACTGAGATTTGGTGTTCCGTCTTTCTCGATTTGCGTCATATTCCATCAACGCAGATTCCGGAATCAGAAACTTATTTCCATTTCCGCTAGGATTAGGCACTGTACTGCATCTGATTTTGCCAGAATGACATGCTTTATTCAGTGTCGAATAATCAATTCCAATACGCTCAGATGCCTGCTTTACTGTGTAATGCTTTTCACGCTGTTCTTCCGTAACCATATTCTGATTTAACATATTATCAATATACCTTATCTTACTCATAATCATCCGGGTTATAGTTCTTCATCCAATCTGCGAGAATTGCAGATGCCTGTTTTCTTGTCATGCCCTCATCTTCAAACTCTGCTGTCAGATAAGGAACTGCGCCAAACATGTTTGTCTCACCACTTCTGCGAAGTTCTTCAAGATAAATCCAATACTTATTTGTTGTCTTTGCCATAATCGATTTCCTCCCTTAATCTTCTCTTAAACTCGTTATAGGCTTTAATGTCGTTAATGTTGTTCTGGTCAACTAATTCCCAATTTCGTTTCAGAATTTCGTAATACTCCTCAGTTGTCATATCGTCTCCTTTTCAAGAATTGCTGACTTAATAATCCATCCGCTCCATGTAACTTTCTGCAACTCCTTTCTATAATTCGCAACGGCTATATTAAGTTCCTCTTCACTGTTAAACGGATTCACATAGTTATGACCGCCACACTCAGGTCCAATTCCGAAGTACTGACTGATTTTATTCGTCAGCGGTCTTCCGCATTTCATACACACTGGAATTGTATTCGCCCAAATGTCAGCGTGAAGATTCATATAAACCATTCCACGAGTTTCTTTTTCAACAGTACCAATCATTGTTCTGAACGGCATCGGATTATCATTGTTCCACTTAATCATGAAGTCAAAATCTCTTGAACCTTTCTTTGTCATATACTGTTTTACAGTGACTTTGTACTGCTGTACGTCTGAAACGCTCTCAACGCTCGTTTTAGATGCATTCTCAGCACGTTTTGATGTAGCGTGAAGTCTGATATCAATATTCTTTAATGCGCTTGTATCAGCGTTTTTTAATGCGTCAGCGATAGTGTCATAATTGACACCGTTTATCTCAACTGAACCTTTCCAATTACTCAGCATCGTCAGCATATTATTTCTCCCTATCACTTACTACATCATCACAGTACAAACCGCCGGAACGATAAGCCCGTGCCATCAATCTGAGAAAACAATCCATCAGTTCTGCAAATGTCGTATCATCACAATAACAATGGGCGATATACTCATCATCATTCAGGTCATCACCATCAGCAACACCGAACATTAACCAAGCATCAAAAATGTCCTCATCGTTTATCTGTCTTGCGATAAATTCCATTGCTCTAACCATCTTCACTCTAGTAAATTCGTTCACTCTCAGGTCCTCACTTTCTGTCATTCTCTGACATGAACATTATACAACATGTTGCTTATTTTGTACAACTAAAAAATCAGTCGATTATGACTGATTTTTATACATCTGATTATCCACAAGTTTTTCTATTTGCCGAGTAAGATTTTCATCCTCATCAAGCAATGCGTACACATTAGCTTGACCTTGAATTTTATCTACAAATACTTCACCACTTTCAATATCGATAATACTGAACCAAGCACCTCGTTTATCGATAATTCCGTATTTGATAGCAACGTCTACAAGGTCTTTCAGATAATCAATTCCATACTCATAATTCAGCGTATACATACCAACTCTACGAGTAGGCGGACAAGACTTATTTTTGGTCATGTTCATCAACACGATATTACCTGCTGGATTTTCAGCACCTCTCGTAAGTTCATTTCCCTTCTCGTCAATAAACTTACCCCTGCTGAATTGCATACGCACTGCACAACAATGTTTCCACGCTTTACCGCCCGGTGTTGTCTGCATAGGAAACTGACTGCCTATTACTTCACGCATCTGATTAATGCCAATACCAGTACAACGATGTCTTGCCATAAGAGACTCTACCCTCTTACTAAACTGAGTAAGCGGTTTTGAAATACCGCCGTAAGTTTTATCTTCAAGTGTCTTATCCCATTCCTGCTGAGAAAGCAGAACACCAATACTATCAAGAACCCAAAGACCAACTTCATCTGTTTCAATCGCATCACAGATAATTTGGAATATCTGCTCTGCTGACTGAGATTTGGGTTGCATAATAATCATCTTATCAATATCAACCCCAATCTTTTTTGCCCATTCTACATCAAGTGTATTTTCAGCGTCCACATACAGAACATCTCTTGCATCTTCCATATGCTGATAATTCGCTACGATATCAAGAGCAGTGGTTGTTTTACCGCCGTGTTCTTCTCCGTAGAATTCAATCAACTTACCGACAGGTAAACCACCGAACGTACAATAGTTCATTCTAGGTGACGTAAACGGAATTCGTTTGTACGAATATTCATTTAATCCGACTGTAATGATTTCTTCTTTTGCTTTTCTGTTTACTTCCTTAATAAGTTCATCTAACTTACTTCCCATCTCTAATCTCCTTTATGTGCGGTAATGACAACAGAATCTCTACGAATTTATTCCACTCGTCTAATTTATGCCCTGTACGCTGTTTAATCATAGCCATCACATTTTCATAATTCATTGTTATAGTTCTTTTCTGATTATAAGAAGATGGAAGTAATTGTATTAACTGCCACCAATTATGGTTTTCTTTGTCCTTTAAAAACTCTTCCCTATAATCATTCATGCATTTAATAACAAAATTTAACACTTTTTCAGAGTTATTGGATAAATGCTCGTGACTAAAATCGTTCAACTCAAATTCTTTAGCGGCAATCTTATGCATAGTAGAACAGGAATTAGCAACTGTGCCGACTTTATAAGTATCAAATTCTTTCCACCAATAAAGCGGTGCTGTAATATCCATACTAACGAAAATTTGACGTAAATATTTTCTATGCTCCGTACCTGCTTCATACAGTCTATGCATAAGGTCTAAATCATTTTTACCTAAATGAAATTTAGCGTTTGGAATATCATAAATCCACGTACTATCTGATTTATCCCAACTATTCATGGGGTTACGAAGTCCTCGGACTGCATGCTCAAATCCCCAAACTGAAATATTATTTACTGTTATCATCTTCAAAAAACCTCTCGCATAAAAATGCTATATTACAAGCTAAGTGCCATAAATGCGGAAGACCACTTTCTTTATCAACACTTTGTGGGTCATCAAGATATGCCAAGAAATGTCTGTATGCCGCATCTCGATATCTTTCTGTTTCGACACGCTTCCAATTATCTTTGTCATGATACTTTGCAGTACCATACATTCTCACCTGTGCAATAAACCAAATAATCTTTCTAGGCACAAGTGTTAATTGCGGTTTACCCGCATCTGCTTTTGCTTCTTGATTATACTCACTCATCTTTATTCTCCTTTGGCTCTGCCCAAGAACAGAATCCATCATGTTTCATAACTCGTTTATCGTGTTGACATTCTAACCATTCGGAATCAATCGGCTTTGAATATTTGCAATCCTTGCACCGTATCAATTCCTTTTCAATGTCAAGATAACCACCGTAATCGGATGGTACATCCTTGCAAATGTATTTTTTCATTCGCCCCTCCTAAAACTTGTAATTCGGCGGAACAACTCTAAGCCTTCCGATACAGCGATATGACCATGTCAGCGGGTCTTCTTCGCAGACGATATCCATGTGTTCTGTCAAGATCGGCTTCATTTCGTTCAGCAGTTCGTTTCTGATAATTGACTCAGACTCCTTATCACCAAGTTGATGAATCATCTCATACGGAACTTTAACTACTGCTTTGAGCGGAACTGCGTAAGGGTTGTGGATGATTTTCAGTTCTCGGTAACCGACTTCTTCAAACACCGTTCCGCAGTATTCGCACTTCATAGTCACCCGATTGATAGGCGCACCACAGTTTGGACAGGAGAGAGGTGATAACTCCTTATTCATTCTCATCCATCCTCGCCTCTACGAATTTAGCAAGATATTCCATGAAACATTCTGCGCTTTCCTCATTATTGAACGTTGCAACTTTCACATAAGCATTGCTATGATAATCGTAAATGCCAAGTCCTTTTTTCTTTCTGTACGAAAAGTCCATTGCTAAGATTTTCATGCGTCCTTTGGAAATTTCTATGTCTTTCATTCTTCATCCATCCTCTTCCCACATTCCGGGCAATAGTTGAGCGCATAACCTAAACCTCTGTATCTATAGTCAGTGGTTCTGCCGCCCGACCGTTTTCCTAGTTTCTTGTACCAACTTCGCCTTACAATCGCTACTGAATATTCGGTCATATACTCGCCAAATATTGCCTTATCTTTTTCTGTTGTCAGCGACTTGGAAGTCGCGTAAATTTCCCTGTATTGTTCCATCGCGGAACAAAATCTGCATTTACTCATCGTTTAATCCTCGCTCCGCAGTTCGGGCAGTAGTTCCATTTCTTTTGACTGTCTTTTCTGTAACCGCATTCCGAGCAAGTAAAGCACGGATAATGCTTTCGGAAATATTGCTGACTGTCTGCTTTTATCCACTTCCCATGCTTTACTTCCTTCAATGGACACCAATCTTGTCTGCGGTCTTCAGGAGTGAATCCTATTTCAGGGTCATACTCGTGCGACCCGTCGTTAAAGTAACCTATTCTTGCATCATCGTCATCTTTAAAGTCTGCCGCCATGCAATAGTTACATATATGCTCACAGTCATCGCATCGTGAATTGAATCTACACACTGCACACGACTTTGGCATATCCATCTCAATCTGAATCATATTTCTTCCCTCATATCTGCTCCGCAATACGGACAATACTTATAATCTGTACTGCCTATTGACTGACAACTAGAGCAACGGTAAACCGTGTAATACATATGTGTCTGCACTCTATCGTCACCGCCAAGATTTTTCATTTCATCCTCTTTAATCCACTTCCCATGTCGAACAGGTTCCGGTAACTTCTGGGCTTTCAATGCCTTATTGGCTCTTTCTAAGAACGGAACATATTCCTTTTTTAGCAACCACTCAAGATGCTGAAACTCTTTTTCTGTTGGAAGAGCAACGACGGAAATTAAACTATCGCAATCCGCATTGTGAAACGCTTCTATCATGCGCTCTCGGTATTGTTCAATCGTTTCAATTCTCATTCTTCACCTCTCATGTCTGCGCCGCACTGTGGGCAGTAATTGTATTGGGCAAAATGTCCTTCAATGGCAAACGTTTGGAATCCGCAAGATTCGCACATGTATTTGATTGCCCACGTTTTAATGCCGGCTATATCAAAGCATTCTTGCACTCCTGCCAACTGTTTCCACTTCCCATGTTTCACGGGTTCTGCGTCTATGGTTGGCTGTTCGTCTATCAGTTTGAGTATTTCTCTATCTGTAAGTGATACTTCTGAACCATCCGTAAATTCTCCGTATGTGCCTTTTGAAACGTCATAATATAACGCCGTCTTCAGCGCATCCGCATCAATTAATCTCTGTGTCATTTTTACCCCACTTAGCAATCATGTAATACCTCACAAAATTTCTGAATAAATCGGATCGTTTTTCGTCATAGACTGCATCTAACCACATTTTAAACTCTTTATCACCATAAATACTGCAAATATCGCCTTTTGTAGGTTCTACACAATATCCGTCATTATTGAACGGACACAGCCAGTTATTGCAAGTCATAACGGATAATCCCTGTTTTTCGACTTCTTGCATACGCTTCTTTTCTTCGGGATATAAATGCATCGGTTCAATCATTCTTGCCATTTTTCTCTCTCCGTTTTTGCTTTATTAAATGTCGAATCCAATCTTTCCGTACTTTACATTTCCTACAATTACGTTTCTTTACACACTGTTTACATGGATTCATTAAGCACACCATCTACAACATCTTTAACTCGTTTTGTTCGTCTCAATTTTTCCGCAAGAATATTTCCTGCTTTATCTATAATTTCTTCCTTATGTTCGTCAAGAAATTTATCCATTTGTCGTGTGATAATATTCAACATACCAGCGTCAAACCGAGTATTATAACTATAACCATATCCACGACCCTGTTCTTCAATCGTTTTCGTAATGTATTTAACAATTTCATCAATGACCTTTTCTTCATAATCCTGTTTAATTAATTTGGTCATTTCTTCTTCATGAATCTGAATCGGAATATTAATTATCATACTATTCACCGCTACCTTTCATTTCACTTTCAAACATATTAGCGTTCCACAACAACTGAAATTCATCCTCATATCCAGCCATGCGTGCAATCTTATCCATAACAACACTAATGCCTTGCATTACATACTGCATATTTTCGCCATTTGAATTATGCTTACCGAAAAATAATCTACAATTCTTTAAATCATTATATACAAGTTTATATGCCTGTTTTCTAATCTCGTAATCTGTCATATTATCTATCCATTAATTTTGTAAGTTCCATTTCCTGCATACGATGAGATAAAACTTTTTTAGCCGACTGTAATAATTCCTGTGCGCTATCGACCTTAGCCTTCATAATTCTGTAGGCTCTGTTATAACAGATGTTTGTCAACTGTTCCTGCTGACTTGCTAATTCTGCTTTACTATCCTTATCAGCGACAGTGCCGCCAGTTGTTTCATTTCTTGTAGAATGATAAATCTCTTTCCACAATGCTTTACTAATATCATCTCTAATACCAAGCGTTTCAACAACACCGCTTGCATAATAGATATATGTGGACAGATTCATACAGAAATCTTCAAGTTCCTGATTACTCGCAGGTTTGTCACCATCTTTGAGACAGTCTCTAACAAATGCCACATAATTGTCTAAATCCCTGCAATACGGTCGAATGATATCAGAAACAACATCATCAAGAATTTTGGAGTTATCTTCAACTCTAAATTGAATCTTGTGGAGTTTATCCATATCAAGATTATCGTAAATCATTTATTATTCCCCTTAATAGTAAACGGTGTAACTTCAGCATGTTCATCAATAATCGGCTCTTGTTCTTGCCAAGTCTCTGACTCTAAATCAACTGAAGTTAAGATATAATTCACCCACTTACGTGTCCAATTCCAATGAGCAGTTTCAAGTTGATAAATAGACGCAACGGCATCACTTGCTGAATGAGCAGTATCATCCGTAACGATGTTAAGTTTTTCTAATACCTCAATACGCTTAACAAGTTTGGTCATCTTATCAAGATTCTGAATATTGGAAATAATTACTCCGACTAAGAGTCCACTGATTACAGCAAGAATACTAATAATGGCTAACATAATAATATCCTCTTATTCCTCATTTAACTGTTCAAGTTGTTTATCAAACCATTTATTACATTTGGTTGTTTTATCTTTAAACATCACATGCTTAATATATGCCATTGCAATTCCTTTTTCTGCGTCAAACGGTTCGTCTGACGCACACTTGACAACTGTTTTACTACCATCTTCCCACAAAATAATAGTTGCAGGTTTATTAATAATTACTCGCTTAACTGTCATATATTTTTCATCGCTATATACGCCATATGTGTCAAAATAGTTTGGTGTACACAAAATTCTCCACGATTTACCCAAATCACTTGGTAGAGTATTAACCGTTTTTGTAATCTCTGTAAGCCACGTTTTATCATAATCAATACTATTCATTTTTTATTCTCCTTCTCTATTTCTTTAAAAAATTGCCCCATATCGTAATCAAAGAAAACTCTTTTCTTTTTTCCTTTTATTTCTATAGTTTTCTGTATTCCATTCCAATGAAAATAATCATATCTATAACTTTTATATTCACCACTTCTTCTTAAATCATGTAATATTTCAATTGGTAAAAACATCGTTTTATCTTTATCTATCCACCAGCAGATAACTCCTGCAAATACACCATCAATCTTAGATTTTTCAAGTAATCCGTTCCATTGATTGTCTGTAATGTTAGAAAACGGCAGACTAGCGCCGTGTACTGACTTACATTCAATATAATATTCATATGGTTTCTTATATACAATGAAGTCACACACGTTTGCGCTAGTCACCTTAAATCCTGTCATTTGGTCATGTAGTCTATCTACTGACACGTTAGGTATTTTGAGAAACGAGTCCCTTATTACATTCTCAAACTGTTTCCCCCTGTTTATCTTCGTCATCGTGCTTTACAATATCCTTAAAAATCGACTCAATCAGACCGTAGTCTGCATCATCATTCCATACAGTGAAGTCATACCAAGTATGCGTTTCACTGCGATGAAATTCTCCGTTCTTACTGAGAATAGATACCAGTGTTTCATACTTCTGCTTATATTCTCTCATACTAAGGAGAAGTTCAGCATTCTCAGTTTCAAGTTCCTTAATCTCATCGTCTTTGCTATCCAGCAGTGTAATTACATAGTGTTCCAGTGTCTTAATCTCCATCGTTTAACCCTCTCTTTCACATGTTTTCTGATAAGCGCAATAGTCACACAATTTACCGCCGTGTGTGTCCGGCTTTGGCGGAGTTATCTTTTCTCTTACGTATTCATCACACTCCTTTATCTTATATTTCAAACTCTGCCTCATATCGTCTGTAACAGTAAACATATAAGACTTCATGTCCAATATATCTCTACTGATATAAACAAAGATTACTTCATCAAGTCCAAACGCTAACGAATAAGCAGTTCCTTGATTATAATGTTTTTCATCAACACCTGTACGCTGATAAAATTTTCGCCCTGTTTCAGTCTTTAATTCAAGAATGTAATATTTACCTTTATATCGAATAATGCCATCAGTCAAGAAACTCATATTAAGTTCCTTATGATATAACTTAGTTTCCATTCCTTGCTTTGCAACAATATCAAGATAATCAAGACCACGGGATTTAACGTATTCCGCAACATCGATATACTCACAGTCAATACCATTATTCTTCATATCAGTAACGGCTGTCTGAATACGCTCATGAATATCAGAACCAGCATTACAGATACCTACACTGATGTATGAAGATTCACCTTCATCTTGGTCAATACCCGTTACTTGATAATACATATTCCTAATACAATTCATCGAACTGGGCTTATATGTCTGACTAGGTTTTCTTCCGCTCTTATCAGCGGTTAATTCAATACTCCGCTTTAAATCTCTCAGAAATAACTGCTCTACAGGTTTATCATCAGCGGTTAATAAACGCATGACATTCTTTAGGCTACTTCGTCCCATCGCACTCTCACTTTCTGTTTTAAACATTATATCACACGTTTAGTATAAAGAAAAGAGCATTTCTGCTCTTTTCTCTTAACCATTAAGTGCAATGATTTTTGTAATAGTTCCGTCTGTAATCTTAATACATTCAGGCTCACCGAAGTGAATCTTAACAGCATCACTGATATTCGACTTAACCTGTGTCTGTAACAGGTTGATATCAATAACACATGCAAATTCCTTAAAGTTATCAGAACTAAGATACGGAATCAACTCTGAACCACTATTCGCTACAGACGTAACAACAAGTCCGTCTGTAGTAAATGTCAGATTGATATTTCCGTCATCAAACGGTCTTACAAATAGTGACAGACGGTCAAGCAACTGCATAAGTGTTGCCTTATTAACTTCACAAGTACTTGTAAACTCTTTATCAACAAGACCCTTAATTTCATTAATTGCGTAATCAGACAATCCAGACGGAAGTTTACCGTACACAATACAATCCTTTGTTGTGAACATAATCTCACTGTTATCATCTGCATTCAATGCAACCATAAAGTCATCAGTAGCAGTGGATGTAAGAAGTTCCATCATCTGCGCACTAATCAGAACAGGGTTTTCAAATACTTCCTTAGCATAAGACGCAATCTTATAACTATCTGTGGCAAGAACACAGTCACCTACCCAATAGTTTGTATACTGTGGATTATCAAGCGTCACAGCAAGTGCGGGCTTTACTGAATTCAGAATCGTATTAATGACTGATACGGAAAGTCTACCAATAATTGTTGTAAACGGTTTATTGAGCGTTGGATTAGGGAACTTTACAATTTCACCGTTCTCATCAAACGGAAGTTCAATCTTATACGTACCGTTACCAGTAACTTCAAGATACTTATCTTTCAGTTCCATTGACACTGTATCACAAGTAAGTCTTGCAATCAGTTTGGCAAACATATCTGCATACACTGTTACTGCAAAGTCATCACCTTCAATATCATGCTCCGCAATCATAAGATAATTTGTAGCGTCCGTGGTAGAAAGAATAAGTTCTCCGTTTTTCAGATTAATTCCAAGCATTCCGGTAATAGGGAGTAATTTATTATTGCTTGCTCCTCTTATTGCTTTTGATACCATTTCCTGAAGTTTTACTGTGTTAATCGTTAATTTCATTAGTTTTCCCTCTCTTTATATGTAGCAAAGTATAAAAACGGTGTATCAAGAATACCTACAATAATTTCAACAACCGTTGATGCAACCGCAATCCCCAAAATTTGTTCGACAGTATAAATTCCGCCGAATGCGAAGAATGCAAACCCGAAATTTTCCGCACAATTAAACAAAATTGTTGAAACATTATTTCTCAGCCATAAGTACTTTCCGTTCGTCAATGCCCGCAGTTTATTATATAAATACACATCACCGAAATTAGAAATCAAATACCAAAACATACTCGATGCAGTAATCCGAATGTTTAACCCAAACATCGCTGACATGTTACCGTTCATCGTATCAATCGAACTTGGCAAATAACGTAACGCAATATACATGACAACAATAAACACCAAATTCGCTGAGAAACCTAACCATACCGCTTTTTTAGCATCTTCTTGTGAGTAACTTTCAGTCAAAATATCGGTTGCTAAAAATGTTGATGAGAACAAAACATGACCGATACCGGCATTTAAACCGAAAATTGTGGCGTTTTTACCTTGAACAATATTAGCAAGAACTGATGCTAATACAATCCATGCAATAACACCATCCCGACCAAATAATTTTTTACTCAGCACAACAAATGTAAATAATACAAAAATCTCAATAAATAAATTCAATTCATTCATATTTTATCTCCTTTTATTTCATCCTTTTATATCTAACGGTAAGTAATAACGGTAAGTAAGATAATGTATGAACTTGTTAAGGACTTAATACAAACATATAACACCTCCGAAATTTAAAATAATCGTTTTGACACAAATGATTTAGGCCCCCTATATTTATATTTAGACGCCCAATCAGTAAGAACATCAATATTATACCGTAACCTTAGTTTATAATCACTGCAAAGATTTGAAAACTCATAATTAAATTCAGAAACTTCATCACTCACGGCATCAATAACAGGCTGTATCATTGATTGTACATTATCTTTATCTGCCCTAGAACCATCACTAATTTTAAGTGTAGTTAAATCTTTTCGTAAAATTCCTCCGTTTATTGCAACTTGTAACCAAGTTGTTGAATCAGCACTATAGAACGGAAAATTTTCTAATATTCTCGGCACAGTTATTCCGAATGCATGCACACGCACATTAGGATTATCACTTTTTTGTATAATCGAGAACACCTCATTAAAATACTGAATTTGAAGGTCTGTAGAAACTCCATGCCTACCACCAATTCCTATATAATCGATTAACTTTCCGTTAACCTTTGTATTCAGTATTCTATATAATCCGTCTTTTGGTTCTCCAAAATGATAAAGCGGAAGTACTGTAACATCATCTAGTTGTTCTTTCATATAAACAAAATTTTCCCAACTTTTAAGACTACAATATTTGGCTGTTTCTGTATTAAGGGTAGGATAAGGAATCACATCTAATTCAGCCCAATTTATTATTCCGCTATGATTTTTAATAAACTCGATATAGTCATCAATACTAATCTCAGCGCCGGAATGTGCTACAGAAAATGCTCCGCTATCAATAAATAGTCTATCGGCTAAACCATCTTTTTCCCACCAGTCAATAACCCGTGTTTCGTTTACCCACGATAGTAATCTATGTACTTTCTTACTTCTCAGGTACTCATCAGCATCTCTTGAACCCCAACCGGCAAAATATAAATTAAATGTCATAGTAACCTCACAGCAAATCAAGCATAGTGGAAATTGAATTTTTCCAAACTAAGTAACAATCATCATATTCAGGTTTTTTATAATTAGTTAAACTGTTTATCAGTAATGTAAACGCTTCATCCAAGGTGTCATATCGATATTGACTAGGAACAGTTTCTACATAACTCAATCGATTAGGCACTATAACAATATTATCTAAAGCCATACTTTCTAATGTTGAATATCCGAATGTTTCTTGATCCGCAAATGACAACATAATCTTAGATTTACCTAACAGCGAAAAATACTCATCTCTTGAACTGGTCTCTTCGATAGTTCTAACAGCGGTAAAATTTAAACCACGCTGTTTAAGTTTATCTATAAATAGGTCAAATAATTCAGGGTGTTTTTCTTCATCCATCCTATGTGGAAATACAATTATATCTTCCTTCTCGGTTAAATATTTAGCCCGTAATTCATCTCCGTAAAACGGTAATCCCGTAACAAAAATTTTATCAGCAAGTCTAGGAATAATGACTGAACCCTTTAATAATAACTGTTTATGAAAATCGGTTGCGACAAAAATCTTATCAATTTCAGAAAACCAACTAGCCTCCAACCATTTACCCCAATCTCGCATATTATTTCTATACGTAAAATCATGAGTGTCATATGTACCGGCGTGAAAAATCCCGCAAATTTTAAATGCTATTCCCAGCATATTACGTATATAAAACAAACTTTCAATCCCAGGAAACCATAAATCTGCAAAAAATATTACATCGCCGTCATGAACCTCACCGATATTTAACTTTGTAATTAATTCCTGTAATTGAGAAAACTTATAAACATGTGTACCGCACGCATCCAACACACCGCCGGTTGTTACTTTACTTGAAAATGTTCGACCTAATATTGTTTCATACTCAACATTATGCTGTTCAAACTCCCGCTCAAATTGCTGTATCCAATCTGCGGTATATCGTGTTTCGTAGGGTTCTATAGGAATATAAAATATTTTCATAACTGCACCTCATCTTTATATAATTCAATGTCATTTAAATACTGTCCGTTTTTTAGTGTAGCCAGTGAGTTGTTTTTAAAATCATTAATACCTCGTATATAAACTTGTGTACCCGTTCTTAATTTTATCTGTTCATTTCCGTATATAGAATCTACGGGTATTCGTAATACTACAACATCAAAATAGGAACGAATATCATAGGTAATCATGTTATCATAACTACACTCTATTAAAAGTAATATTCCATAACGTTTTCGCAAGGCATGTAATTTATTTATAAACGTAAACTGTAAAATATCTACTTCACCTGCACCAAAATATATCGCTTTAATATCAGGATGTTGTTTTAATATCAACTCAACTACGGCTAAATCAGGGTTTTCTGATTCTACAAATAATGTCATCTTTCCGACATTACTGTTATGTTCAGCATCAATTCCTTTCCAGATTCTCATAAATACTTTCTCCGTACCAGTTCCTGGTAATCTCGACATCACACTTAATGGGCATTTCAAGAATCTCCTCTGCGGCATGTGACATTGTTTTTGCCAACAACTCTGCACACTCCTTAACATTTTCTTCAGGACATTCTGCGATGACTTCATCGTGAACAGGGATTAATAATCTGAACCCTAACTTTTTAAGTTCTTCACTCCTGCTTAATTCAATCATCGCAAGTTTTGTTAAATCTGCCGCAGAACCTTGAATTCTAGCATTTACGCACTGTCTCTGTGCATCTGCTATCTTTAACCCATTGTCGATTATCCAGATTCCTTCTTTGTTTGCTTGTTCAAAAATTTTACGTTTATCCCAAGGCCGTGACTGTCGCAACATTCGCAGATACCGTTTAATTGATTCTGTTGGAATCTCAACTTCTGCTCCATCGTCAGTGTCAAAGTCAAGTAAGTCATCTGACGGTCTTGCTCCGTCTTTCCACTTAAACTCATACTCAGGTAACTGCAAATCGGGCAGTCTTCTCTTTCTTCCGCACACTGTAGTAACATAACCTAATTCCTCTGCCATTTCTAAACTATCACGCTCAAACTGTTCAATAGCAGGAAATCCCCTAAATACACTCTGTTTAATATCGTGTGCCTTTTCTGTAGAGCAATGTAACTGCTCTCCGATACTTGCTTCACCTCTTCCGTAAAGTACACCTAACAGAATTGATTTTGCTTGTGACCGTCTCTCTTTACCTGCTTTATTTGTAGTTCCATCAGCGTTGAACTCTCTACATTCCTCATAAGGATAATTAAATGCCTTACTTGCAATTTCAGAATACAAGTCTTTTCCTTGCATAAATGTGTCATACATTTGAGAATCACCTTGTTTTCTGCACAATGCGGCTAGACATTTAGGTTCTTGCTGACTGAAATCCGATGACATAAGAACATATCCATCAGTTGCTTTAAACATCTTACGAATGTCCTTATTGTGTGAAGGAATATTCTGAAGATTCGGGTCACTAGAACTAAATCGCCCTGTGTCTGCACCATACTGATTAAACTTACAATGAATACGTCCATCATTAGGGTTTACACAATTCGGTAGTTTATCAATATATGTTGATAACAGTTTGGCTACTTCACGATACTCTAATATCGCCTTACATAGTTCTGCTCGGTCATCTTCATATGTTTCAGATATCTTCTTCAGAATTGCTTCACCCGTACCTCTAGGGTTCTTTTTATCAACACTCTCAACACCTAAGATATCGTATAGCAGAATCGCTATCTGTGTCGGACTTGCGATATTTATAGGATTATCTAATTTAGCGTTTTTCGTGCGTTCTCTGTACGATTCAATTTGAGACGTATATTTACTCAACTTATCGTAAAACGCTTCAGATTTAGCGTTTAAACGCTCTGTATACGTGTCTGATAGCGTATGTGCATAGTCAATATCAAGTTCAATGCCGTTATCTTCCATATCACACACAACTTCGACACAAGGCATCTCGATATTGAAGAATACCCAAGATACTCCATTCATTCCGTTTCTGTCTGACAAAGAACACGTTGGGTCATAATACACGTACTTAGTCTGATATTCCCAATACTCATATGTAATAACAGCATCGTGTGCCGCATACAGATAGAATGTAGAAATAGGGATCTTGTCAGCAGTTATGCCTTTGAACAGTGCATCGAAACTAAATTCATCTTCTGCATCCCTAAGAACATACTTCTGATGTAAAGCCTTTAATCCTTTGTGTGGTTCATTCTCATTTAACAGTCTACTTGCAAGATAACAATCCCAATAACAAGTCTTATATATGCCTAACTGATTTCGCATAACCCTTGTATCGAATGCGGCATTGAACATAATAATCTTTGCCGTTAATGCTTGCATACAGTAGGCAACATCCTTTTCAGACATTTGATTATCAACACGCTCACCTGTTATGTAAGACGTGTGATTGATTGGAATATATGCTCCTGTTGCACCTTTTGTGTACAGACATAATCCAACAATCCTATCTTGCATTGGGTCAAGACCCGTAGTTTCTGTATCGATTGCTATATACCCAACATTATTTGCAAATCTGACGTACTCTAATAACCTCTCTACTGTAGTGATTATCTCGTAATCATCTGCATACTTACCTAATAAAGCATCGACCTGTATTTTTATCTGTGACAGTGACGCAAGCAACCCATTACTTCTTACAGTAACAGGTTGCGTTGCTTTCACTTTAGATTTTTTAGCCAATTCAGAATCAGACGCTTTATTACCTCTGACTTTGAATAACGGCATTAATATACATCTTCCCTACGTGACGGTGTTCTGCGAACAGGCTGAGTATATTCATCATCACGCTCAGCAGAACGTCTGCGAATAGGCATTTCATTAGATGAACTGTTTGAATTACCGCTATCATAGAATTCACCGTTATGCAGATAATCTTCCATATCCTGCGCAGACTTATCCATTACATACTGTCCAAGAATACGGGGCATATCCGGTAAATCTTCAAGTGTTGTGTTATCAGGCTGACCGACAGGATAAATACCGTATGTAGTACTTGTATCTTTCGGCTTACCATTACGCTCAATCTCAAATACCTGAGACACAATCGAACCGTTTCTCACTGAACGTGACAGAACACTTGCAAGTGTGGAGTAGAACTTCTTACCACGTTCCCACACCTGTACTTTCTGAGTATCTACGTTATACAGCGGTACAAACAGTTTCGCTGTAGGTGCCATATGATTCTTACAGAACGGACATGCATCAACAGGCTCATTATAATCTCTGAGACAATTTACATATCTACGTCTGCCATCAATCTGAACTTCATGCACAGCGTATCCGTCAATGTCATCCATGTCGTTGTACATGAATCTAACCCGTGCTACCTCTTTGTCGTTTTTAAGTGAAAAATAACTTGAATTTCCCTGTCCACCATAGTGTTCAATTTCATCTGCTTTAAATCTTCCCATTTAACTGTTCTCCTTTTTCTTAGTTTGTGAATGTGTCTTTTGTTTCGTAACCCATGACTTCAATGTGATACTTGACTGCCGGTGCTTCAAAAATTTCGCAAAGAAGATTTCCAAGTGTATCTTCAAAATCCGGATCATTTTCTGGGTCAAGATGAATAACTTCTTCTAACCCATCGTCCACAATAATCGCTGTGACTGACTTGCTCATACTTCACCCCCTCTCTTTACTTGAAGTCCATACATACATAATACCATCAACAACACCAACACAATAGACTTCCGCATCATCAAATAATTTCTTATACCGTCTATCAACTGAATATGGTGTGATGAAACTGCTTGACTTATAAATCTCTACATCTGATTCAGCATCAATTACAACAAGATTTGTACCGTACGCAACAAGCGTCAGAAATTCCCTTAACTTAATGTGCATACATTATTCTCCATATAGCAATAATCAATATCCCAATCATACGAGTCTAAACGAACTCCGGGGTCAGAACCGTCAATACAATCTCCGAACAATGAATTTGATATCTTACCAGACTGAAACATGCGATTACTATTCCATACTCTATAACTTCTCTGCTCCTCTGTATACGGAACTGTGAAATTATCCTGTGAGTAAACAATAATACCGCTAAGTGTACTCTTCTCACCATCAAATCTACGATTGTGGTCTTTCATGTTTTCACACAACTGTCTGAATGTGATACGGTCAACATCTGTATCTTCAATCTCTTTCCAATCATGCTTAACATTTGCAGGTGTAAGAATAACTTCGCTACCGTCATCGAATCGTAACGTGGTGGTTATTCCTTTGTAATGCACTACTTTTCCAATCTGACCTGTCTTTTTGTTCTTATACTTCATACTCTATGCCCTCTCTTTCTCACTCACTGTGTCTTATACGACATAGATAGTATAACATGTTTCAGATTGTCATACAATAACATCTTTCAACATCTTTAGTTCCTCTTTTGTACACTCGTTAGCATCTTTTCTACCGTTAGGCAAAATATACTCAGTTATAATTTTATTTGTTACATTCTTTCGTATATTAATTCGTGCTTTCAAACCTGCTTTATCCATATCTGTACAAAGAATAAGTTTTCTACACGGCAAATCTCGTAATTGTTTAAACTGTAAAGCACTACCTGTTCCGTTTAATGCTACAGCACATTTATCGATTGTCCAAAATGATAGTGCATCCAACATGGACTCGCACACAATTACTTCATCAGGATAATTACCAATATCAAAGTTATATGCGTAACTCATTTCGTATAAACCATAAAGCGGTTTATCTACTCCTTTGGGGTAATTGAAATATTTATAATCAACACTACGGCGAGCAATAAACAAACAGCGACCTTGAATATCTCGAACAGGAAAAGTAATACATCGTCTACGCTTATCATACCCAATATCAAACAATTCAATAATTTCATCTGTTAATCCTCTCTTATACATGTATGGATGAATATATCTATAACTATCTAATTCCTCTTCTGTGACATATACAGTATCAGAAGTACTATAGCCATCCCGAGTACCCAACCTACTGCTACTGCTAGTACGGGAATAATCCAAATCCACATCTTTTCTCTCCTCTATACTTACACTTGCGTAATTCTTTAATAACCATTTCCACCCAAACAAACCACCATCATCATACCCAAAACAATGAGATATAAATTCCTGTAAACTATGTGTCTCGCCGCATGCGAAACAGTGAAACACACCGGTCTCTTTATGAATACCTGCTGAAGGTCTTTTCTCTTGTCCGTTACTGTGATACGGACACTGTACCATAATATTGTCTCCAGACTCTTTAAATCCCTTACTAAATAATTCACTATGTACAGACTTCAAACTAACCAATAAATCATTTAGTATTTGATTCAAATCCGCATTTAATTGAACATCGTCAATAATCATTATCGTTGACCCTTGAACATTTTTTGACGCTCAGAAACATATCTATTTTTAACGTTTTGAGAATTAACAGATAAACTATCTGCTGAATATGTTTCATTCGATTTTGACGTGTTTTTGTGCGTCTCAGATAGAAATATGTGTGTTCGATACTTATGACGCTCGTATGCGTATATCCGTTTTGCTAATTTCTCTGTGCAGAATCTATCCCGCTGTTTCTTTTTCTCAAATACATAAACCGTATCGTCTAACAGTGCATAATAATATCTTTCCATCAAAACACGTCCTCACGATTTGTAATCTTTCTACTCGGCTCTTTACGCTCTCTTACTTCAGGTGTTCTTGTAGTATCAGAATAATCTGCTAAATATCTGAATTCTCCGTTATTGATATTCCACTGATAATTAACTTTACCGCCGACTGAGCCGAAACGCTGTTTCTTTACTTCCATCTTCAGCACACTATCCTTTGTTTGTCTTATGGACAAAACTTTACTTGCGTTATGTGCAATACCATCTGAATCACGAATACTTTCAAGTTCGGGTGTACCACTAGAATCATCTTCTGCAACACCACTTCGATTTGCTTGTACGACAACAAGAACAGGCACTTTCATTTCCATAGACAGCGACATTAGGTCCTCACTTATGTTTGTCAACATTGTGGTCTTGTTCTCATTTTTGCGCTCACGCTCATCGGAAATATATGTAATTCCATCGACAGCAATCAAATCAAGTTTATATTGTTTCACCCAATTCTTTAGTTTCGTAACAGTTATCTTACGGTCAAAATCAATAGGAGTAGCGACAATGAATTTATTTTTCTTTTTGGCTAGTTCATCAATATATGCTTTATAGCCATCATCTGATACTTCATCTTTACCCCACATCAGACCTTTATTACTGAAATTCTGATACAGCGTATCAAATCTATAGCCGATACTATCTGCTCCCATCTCAGGTGAGATATATCCGACATTGAACCCTAATTGCCACACATGCGTACACATCTTTTCAAGTACCCAAGATTTACCTTGATTCGTTCTTGCGAAGATGACAAACAGTTCTTCCTCTCTTTGTATGCCGTGAATCAAGTCATCTAGTTCTTCAAAGCCGGTTGTGAAGAACCATTCATCTTGATGTTCCTTGCGTTCAATAAATCTATCATATCTGTCTACTGCTTGTGAGACGATATCTATACCGCCTAAGTCATAATTAGGTTCAAGTTCTTTTAGTGCATGAAGCATGTACTCAACGGCAGTATTGGAATCTTGTTTCAATAACTCTGCAATTTTTTGCACAACCGGAACAGACTTGTAATACAAATATTCTTCACGTAAGGTATCAATCAAATATTTATTAGTCTCAGTTACCTCAACAAGTTCAACGTTTGGAAACTTCGATAAGAACGTAGCAGTATCAGGAATATTACCATACTTCGCATAATGTTCCTCAATAAACTCAAATTCATCTTCATAACCAACAAAGAAGTCCTTTGTCAGCATATTATCTTCTACGATTGAATTATTACCGTCTTGTAGAATTTTGCTAATTACCTGTAGTTGAATCATTCTCGTCTATCCTTCCCGAACAATGTGACTACATATGAAGTGTCCCAAATTCTACTCGCCAATTTATTACCAACAATCTTTTCTAATTCCTCTCTTGTAGAACAGTTGCTGGTAAATATATTAGATTTCTCAGACAATAATCTTCCGTCTATGTATGTAAACAGTTGGGTATAATCGTATGTACTCATACCAGATACAGCAATATCATCCCATACAACAACATCAACATTGGCTAAATTCTGCTTAAACATTGCTGAAACAGGATTGCTGAAGTCTTTTAATTTTAACAGTAGTTGAGGTGTAGACACAAACATTCCAAGCAAATGTTCATAATTACCTTCACATCTGAGATTGAAATAAGACTGAAGCATTTTGATTGCCCAACTTGTTTTTCCGTTACCTGTATACTTACTGCACAAATACAGATTATTTCCATTATCTATAAACTCATCAACATCACGTCTAATTTCGGATAAATTATTAAATGCTTCAATATCACACGTCTCAGGTTTAAGTTTAATTGGTTTTTGCTTAGCAACAGGCAGTCCACTATTCTGCATCTGCCAATTCATCTCTAAGAATAACTGACACATTTCACAATCTGAGCCAGCATCATCACACATATTTACATACCAACAGTTAGTATTCATGTATTTCTCCTAGAGCAATCATACGCTCAATTTCTGCTTTATCCTCTTCAGTAATATGCGGAACGTTCACTGCACCAGATTCGTTTACTTTGTCGTGTAAGGTTCTTGAATTATGATTTCTTACGTAATCATTACTCGTCAACTCATAAAAATGTTTCCATCCTCTACTGGTACTTTTGTTTACAATCTCTCGTGCTAATTTAACATCTAACGTTCCGCTATCATCATATGCCAACTGTTTAAGTTCAGAAATTAAATGTGTCCACATTCCGTAATAAAACTGCTTATCTTCAGAACGAGCCATTTCTAAGCGTAAATCTAAAAATGTTTTCAGCGCATTCTGTAATTCTAAATCAGACGTAAAATTGACCACTAAATCCATACACTTCTCGTAAAGATTCTTTTTCTTTGGTTTTTCTTCTGTCTTTTTGCTGACAGAGCCTAAGAACGATGTTTCAGTTTCGGAATTTTGTAGTAGTACTTTAGTACTACTTTTTTCTTTTTTACTGTTTGTTTTACTTACTAGATTACTAGTTAATCTTTTTGATGAATCTGCCTCATCATTTTGATTAGCCTGCTTAATCATTTTGATTAGCCTGTGTCTGCCGTCAAAACTTGAAACTTCGATATAATTTAATTCCTTAAGATGTTTAATTGCTCTTGTTACAGTAGGCACACTACAGTTACAAAATTCGGCAAAATATTCATTACTTGCAAAACAATGTTCATCGTTGTCCAAACTATCAATTTCAACTAAGATTACCTTTTCTATTGCTGATAGTTCTTTACTTAACCAAATGTCTCGTGGAATCCAAACTCCTTTAAAGTCTCTGTTCATACCGCAACCTCTCTAAATAAACAAATAGAGTGCATACAGCGAATTGGGGGTTCTCTGTATGCACTCTCATGAGTGAAATATTATGTTGGCCTGTGAAGTTCCCCAAATACCTCACTCATCATTTGTGACAGCACTATAACACAGGAGTGAACTGGCTAGAGCATATCATATAATATAGCAGTGCTGTCTTTAATAATATAACACGATTGTGCTATTTGTGCAACTACTTATTTTTTAAGAGTATTAATTATTTATGGGAATATGTGCGAATAATGTCTTCAACCTGATTATCGCACTCATAATTAACTGTATCCCACAGGTCTTTACGTGCTTTCATGAGGTCATCATCACTAGCGTAATCTTCGATTGACCGTTCTTCGCAGTATTCAACAGTATAGAAACTATCGCCAACTTTCACAGATGCTCTTGATGTTGCCCTAATTGATGTTGTAGTTACTTTCATTTCTTCTCCTTCAGTTTAGTTACTGTTAATGTAGGGATTTCTTTTACAATAGTGCATGCTTCCAATTCTTCTTTAAAAGATTCACTAACCCTGTTATGGTAAAGCGCACTTTCAAGAACATCCATATCAATATATTCTTTTGTTTTAATAATTCCAAGTGTTTCTGCTTCACGTCTAAGATATGACGGACAATTTACTGTACCGAGTTTAATAAGAAATGCATCCTCATCAAAACTTTCGGATTTCTTCACAACATATTTTGCTGTATAATTTCCGGCTACATATTTATCTGTGCCGTTCTTCATCAACGATTTAATCTTTGTCCCTAATTCTGAAAGTGTCTTTTTCAGTTCCTTTGCTGTGTCATTTTTCTCTCCGTATACCGGAATCAATTCATCAAGATTTTCTGTCTGATTTTCTCGGACGTCCTCGTTTACGTTTAACCTCGCCATTTGATTTATTTTCCCTCTCTTTCTTTGCTCTCCGCCATTTCTGTGTTACATCTCCCATGATTCCACTTCGTCCTTGCGGTAATGACTGTCGAAATTTAATCAACTTTTCAACATCCTCTCTTTTCCAATACCGCTCTTGTTTAATACCTTTTTGAATGTAATCTGGAAGAAGTTGTGCGTACTCATTGTCTGGATGTAAGTTTTTCCAACGATACCAGCCGTTGAGTGTGTTATACGAACAATGAACTAAAACACATACTTCTAATGCCGTGAGCAAGTCTTTTTCTGTACTCATAGTACCTCCCTTCTAACAAATACAGTATAACATACAAACGAAAATATGTTACACAAAGTTAATTATCCTAACAGATAATTAAGCAGTTCAGACTTGTCCACATTAATCTTTCCGTCTACTAACGCATCTGCCATCTCTCCTTTCTTCATTACAATAGAGTGAATCCTCTCATCAATCGTGTTTTTGCACATAAGTGTATAGATGGTGACATTCTCTTTTGTACCGACACGATGACATCTGTCTTCAGCCTGTTCTTTATTAGCACGATTCCAAGGTTCGTCCATGAAGATTTCAACTGTTCCTGCTGTCAGAGTAAGACCGGTACCCATTGCACCGATAGTTCCGATAATTACTTTACAGTCATCATCATTTTGAAATCTATTAACATTAACCTGTCTATCAGCATCGTTTGTTTGACCTGTGATGACAGCGGTTGAGTAATTCTTGTGTAACCTTGCGTAAATTGCATCAGTCATTTGTGTCCAATTACTGAATATAACAACTTTCTTTCCGTTCTGTATGGCATCATCAACAAGTTCTTCCATACGGTCGAGTTTTGCTGATTCTTGAATTGTGCTAGACAGAATTCCTGTATAACCTGTTGCTTGACGCATTCTGATAAGTTCAGCAAGTGGATTATTAGCGAATTTGATTTGGTCAATATTCATTTTGATTTCAGCCGTTACTTCGTTGTAAATCTGTTCCTGTCTAGGTGTCATTTCAACATACTCATCAACATACAGTTTGTCAGGCAAATCAAGAACGTCTTTCTTTAACCGTCTAAGCATAATATCATCTAACTGTTCCTGTAATTCATCGAGATTCTTATAGCCGACAATCTGATAGCCACCAAATCCACCATACAGACAGTAATGCTGTTTGAATGCGTAGAACGCATGCTTTTCATAACCAAGCCACTTAAGAATGATGAACAAATCCATCGGTGTATTCATTAACGGAGTACCTGTCATCGCAATCATTGTCTCAGCCTGTAATTTCAAGAATGCTTTTCCCTGCTGACTGCTGGGATTCTTCATCTTGTGTACTTCATCTGCCGCAATCATATTAATGACCTTATCTTTACAAAGTTTGACAATTTCATTAGTAATGGCTTCATTACGTAAGGATTCAACATTCGTAATAATAAAATAATCATCTATTTCATCAATGTGCTTTAAATCATCGAGTTTTGCGCTGTTACCGCCAACTGTAATTTTCTTGTTCTTACTACGCTGACCTAAGATTCTAGCAGTCTCATTAGAGTGTGTTTCAACCTCATTCATCCAGTTCCATTTAAGACCGTTGACACCACAGATAATTAAGCAATGCTTGTAACCGTACATAATCTTTTTCGCAACTGCGATATCAATAACCTGCTTTGTCTTGCCTAGACCCTGTTCATCACCAAGTAACCAACGTGTGTTCTGTAATCCGTATTCAATGCCTTCCATCTGATGCTGAAACGGCTTAGTTTTGAATGAGAATTCTTTAGGTAACGCAACTGTTTTCTTTGTAGTGTTTACATATGTTCCTGTAATATTAAAATCGTATCTGCTTAATTTTTCAGTAAGTTCGCCAAGTTTATTGAACGGCAGTTCCCATTCTTTTGTCTCTTTATTCCAAAATCTTGTCGGAAATTCTTTGATAGTTTCGACAATGCTGTAATCATACGGAAAGGAAAGAAATAATGAATAATCTCCGTTGCACTTAACCGCTTTTTTAATATTTACTGTAATCGCCATGTGTGACCCTCGCTTTCTTTTACGTAAACATTATACAACATATTTTTGAGTTGTGCAAACAATAAAAAATGCGCTTATTCAGCGCATTTCCTGACATGCTTTATTGATTGCCCTACTTAATAATTTACGTTCCTCAGCAGTGTTTGTACTACTATATATAGTCATTATAAATTCATATATCTCTCTGCACACTTGACTCATTGCCAATAAAACTTCATCTTCGTTAGTCACGCCCAACTGATAATTTCGTTTTATGTTTCGATATATCTTATAACTTGGAGTTATATCTGACAATTCACGCTCAACGTCATCCGTTTCATTAGGTTGATAAAAACTTCTGACGATGTACAGATAAGCCAAATCCGCACAATTCGCAAAATTTGTTTCTGAATTTTCCAACTCATTTATTGTTCGTTCAATCAATTTAATGTCCATTACTTTTCTAACTCTTCAATACAATCCATGATGGCCATGCGGTCTTTTTCAGACGTTGCTTTATCAGCCATACCTTCAAGTTTTTCAATCATGCGTTCTTTCGCAGTGTGTCTGCTGTACCCATCACGGTTGTATCCTCTGTACGAATCACGTCCCCTACGATAACTACCTTCGTTTTCGCTATATCGCCCATCACCATCACCGTCTCGTCCGGTTCTTGCATATGACCCTCGACTGGCATAATTCCCGTCCCGTGAGTATCCATCATTGTAAGAATCTCTGTTAGACATTCCTGTATCATATGAGCCTTGACTATAGCCTGTTTCATTACTGTTACCTTGTGTCATAGAATTGTAACCTGGGTATCGCATCATTCTGGAATAGTTCATGCTTTGACCATCTGAATTAGATGAACCCTCAGACTGCATCAATTCTTCGACTTTCCACAGAGTGTTAGTCAGTTTGTTGAAATTGTCGAGATTATCTTTTGTAATCTCACCCTTTTTCGTGAGTACGTCAAGTTCATGGCGTAACATATCACGAAGTTCCTCATAAGTTCTTTTCGACATTATAATATCTCCCTTCTATTACGCCACTCGCTGAACTGTAAGGTTTGCATTCTGCACGTTAATTGCTGTCGCAGGGTCTGCCGCAGTTGCACCAAACGATACATTTTCAACGGCTACATTAAAGCAACAACCTCTTGGGACTGTTACAAATGCGGTAGATGTTACATTAAAGTACTCATCTACAGCCGCAGGTGTTACGATAGCACGACTGGTCTGAATAGGTTCACCATCAATAGCCAACGCTACCGCAATCGGACCGACAGTTCCATCCTCTGGAACAGCGATGTTGCCGTTGAATGTAACCTGATAACGTGCGAAACAACACTGAGGGTTATTGACAATACCACGGAGAGTAACAATTCCGGATTCTTCACGATGCAGAACATAACCTCTGTTACACGGAATGTTATTATTCAGAATAACATTCTGATTAGGTTCCACTAATTGAATCGGATTATAAGTATATTCTGCCATGATTATGTACCTCAGAACTGACCGCTACAACCGCATCCGCAGTTATTGTTCGGGCAAGTAAAGATAGGTGTCTGACCGTATACCGGCATTGTCGGCACAGGGCAATCCTTCAGACGATTGTACATAGCGTCAATCTCTGCAACCTGTCCTGCACGAATCTGTGCGGTCTGAGCAGTCTGCGAAGCCGCAAGATTAGCCATTGTAAGTTGACGTTCAAGGTCTGCAATCTTCTCATTCTTAGCATCAATCTTGTCAGCACAGAGTTGGTCAAGAATACGCTGATTGTTGCGGTTGCAGTTTTCAATAACGTCACGAATACCATCAGAAATCGCCGCACGGTCAGCACAGTTTTCTGTAGCGATTGTGTATTTGAGGTCAGCACTAGCAAGGCGATTTTCACAGCAACAATCCGCAAACTGAGTTCCGAGAGCGTTGAAACCCTGGGACATTGCTGTCTGATTTGCAAAGGCCTGTTGCATGTTAGCCATCTGACGTGCATTGTCAGCAATTTCAGCCTGTGCAAAACCATTCTGTACAGTCTGATTTACACCGGCAAAACCGTTACACAACTGTGTCTGAATGCTGTTTACACCATTCTGAATAGAATCGATGTTAGAGTTAATCATCTGGTCACGGAATCCACCATTAATCTGATTTGACTGATTCATCCAAGGATAAAGGTCTCCGCCACCAAATCCACCGCCGAAGCCGTTGCCCCAAGCGCCGTTTCCGAGCAGAATGAACAGCAGAAGAATCCACCATCCGTCACCGCCGAAACCATTTCCGAAACCGGAACCTGCCCCACCGTACATCGGTGCTACTGGCATAACAAGTCCGTTTCCACTTTCTTCTAAAGACATAATTTATTTCCTTTCTTCTATATACAAACTCCTATGCGCACTTGGAATTTATATAACTATTTGCCTAGCATTTTCTGAAATGCATTAGCCATTTGAACTGCTTGATTGTATTGCTGTTGTGACACTTTACCGCTGTTCAAAAGATTCTGAACTTGTTGTTTAGGGTCACCGTGAAATGTCTGCTTAAACTGATTAAAACGCTGAATCATATTACTGTACTGATTATTTCCGTACTGATTGAATAGCGGATTACTCATCTCTGTGTTCCTTTCTCTGCATCGGTCTTGCCTTCATAGAATTTAATTTTTCTTCCAATTCATCCCAAGTTACGTATTTACTTAAATCAGGCTGAACAGTCTGTACTACAGTTGGGGTTGAATTAGGGAGTTCACGAATTGTATAGTCTAAAGTTTTAATAGATGGCATTCCTGTTGCATCGGCTGATTTGAGATAGATAGTCTGTGATTCACTATCCCATAACTGCACTGTTGTATTAGGAGCCACAAGATACGACTTTGCACCTGCCTCCCCTTGCACCCAGATAATTCCATTAGGTCCAGTATTTCCCACATTGGGTGATTGAGTAGGTTGAATAGGCTGTTGAAACTGTGGTTGATAATACTGATATCCGACCGGAAAATAGTTGTTATATGCTGGCATTATTTAACTTCCTCCTTTTGCCAATAAAAGATAGGTAATTCGTCACCACTATCCCAAGCATCGTAATAATTGCCGTCTTGAACTGCCACTACATGATTTCCTATCGCTAATAGATAAGTACCTTTTGGAAAGTCTACGCAGAAATCTTTTACCGTATAACAGTCAGGACAAGTATTGGGCAGTAATGACTGAACAAAATGATTTTCTTTTAGATACGTACCCCAAACGTGATTTGCTGTTGGCATATCATGCATCATGAAACCTTGAAGTGCGATATCTAAATAAACATCTTCCCAATCCCTATCTGTCAGTTTGCAAATTGCTCTTATCACACAATCTCCCACAAGTTTGTTCTGTGGATTTGGGTTGTAATATACGAACATTATTTACCTCTTCGTGTAGCGTCAAAAAAGCACTCATAGACGAGCATTTGTCTTTTTGCATAGTATTTGTCAAGTACTCACTAATATCACGCATATTCGCTCTCTTTTCACGCTTTTAGCGTACTTTAAAAGCAAGCAGTCAACTTATTAAGAAATTGTTAAAAAATTGTATAAAAAAAAATACTGCAAGTCATGGCAACTTGCAGTATCCCAAAAATGGAGGCGAAAACCTGAGTAAGGGTTCCGATTCGATAAGGCATTTTTAATATAACATATAATAGCACCCGTGACAAGAGTTGAACTTGTATCGAGTGGGTCAAAGCCACTTGTTCTACCGTTGAACTACACGGGAATGCCGACTAGAGGACTTGAACCCCTAACTTACTACTTACAAGGCAGTTGCTCTACCAATTGAGCTAAGTCGGCGCGTCCCCGCAGGTGGACTCGAACCACCACTCTTACCCTTATAAGGGGTACCCTTTAACCTGTTAAGCATATACGGGGGTTTTGGTTGTTGATGCACCAACAACCACATGCTATTTTCTCTGCTGACGATAGCACTCGCCCACCACGTTTTAATGACGTCAACGTTGGTCAATCCGGCGCACCTGAAGTGGGAATTGAACCCACATATCACGATATAGTCATGTGTTCTACCATTGAACTATTCAGGAATAACTCGGACAAACATTTTCCGGAATTCAGTATCTATACGCTATGTTTGCCCATTTTGGTAAAACGTGTTAGATACCTAGACTAAATACCAGTCACGGAAACTTTCTACGTAGTTTAAACGGGTTTATAGTTTTCCTTCTAATTCTTCGGGCAGGGATTTGCACCCTGCATGATAACTCGCATCTGTCGCCAACCAGTTTAGGAATTATCTATCTAACTTTAGCGTCTACCTATTCCGCCACCGAAGTACTTAAAGCACAAATGTGCTATACATAGTATAACACATTTTTAGATAATGCGAACAATTTTCTTTTTGACTTTACGTGCCAGTACTGAAACGGTGGATTCAGAGACGTTCATCTCATAGGCAATCTGAACATTTGATTTATTTTTGGCTCTTAAATCAAAATACATACGTTCATCGTCCGTAAAATTACATAGTTCTCTAAAGCGGTCAAGTTCTGGCACTGTAAAGTCGCAAATTTTCATTTCACACCATTAATTTTATTTTTATCTTTATTGTATGCATCAGTAGAAATCTGAAGTAATGCACCTAAAAACGCATCTAAGGCGGTAATTGTACCGACAATCTGTTCGCCATACGGCAGTCCCCAAATACTTGCCAAAGCAAAGTAAAGCGTACCGAGTGCGGGCAGAAAAATCTGTGCAATCCATTTAAGTACATCATAAGTTTCATTGGACAATTTCATGATTACCTCCTAATCTAGTTCTATCCAACAGACATTTGTATCAAGTTGAGAATAACCACAGATACCATTGTATCTTGTCATAACCCATTGATAACCGTCTGATTGAATACCATCAATAAACTGTAATAATTCACAAGTTTCGCCTTTACGTACTGTATGTTTAATATCACCACGAATGTCAGTACGAATGTTCATACCGCTGTTTACGCAATGAATTGTTCCGATAGCATTTTCTGGATATTCTTGTTCATCTTCAGCATCTTCATACATTACGAGCCATACCGGACAT